CCAAGTTGATCAACATTTGTTTAGAGAGCTTAGACAGCGATGTGGTCAAGCCAGCACAGTATTTGATGGATTTTGGAATACGACTGCATCTAGATGAAAAGACACCTGGCCAGACCTGGCATTTTGATTCGCTAGCCACGGATAACATGCATCATTCTGAACAATGTCACCAAAAATGGGCTGATCGCATATTGACTATAGTCAAAAACAATGTATAATAAGACATCAAGGAGAAATACAATGTCAACCAAAAACTTCAACGCAGAACAAACCAAGAAACTCAATCAAGTCATCAATGAAGGCATGCAGGTCATGCACGAAATTGAAACTCTTACTGGTGGTCTCAACGACACTGTTAAAGCCATTGCTGAAGAACTTGAAATCAAACCCAATGTGCTCAAGAAAGCCATACGCTTGGCACACAAGGCAGAATTTGGTCGTGAACAACAGGATCACGAGTTGCTGGAACAAATCTTGACCACGGTAGGAAAAACTCTATAAGTACTGTTTTAACAACAGCGAGTCGTTCACGTTACGAACATGAATCATGGCCAACCAGCCATAAGTGGAGGAAAATTTGAGTTATATCGATGCACTTTTTGATCGTGAACACGATCGCATACATGTAGTTGAGCGTAGAGATGGCGAACGTCGCTATCAAGAATACGCACCCAACTACACATTCTACTACGATGATCCCCGCGGCAAGTTTACCAGTATCTACGGCAACGCAGTAAGCCGCTTCAGCACAAGAAACAACAAAGAGTTCCGCAAAGAAATTCGCATACAGAGCGGTAAGCAACTGTACGAATCCGACATCAATCCTATATTCCGTTGTCTAGAAGAAAACTACAAGGGCCAAGATGCGCCAAGACTCAATGTAGCGTTTTTTGACATCGAGGTAGACTTTGACAGCGATCGCGGATTCAGCCCACCCGAAGATCCATTCAACCCCATCACGGCCATAAGTGTGTATCTGGGCTGGGTGGATAGATTGATCACACTTGTGGTTCCGCCCAAGCACATGACCTGGGAAACAGCTCAAGAAATTTGTGTCGAATTTCCAGATACCTTTTTGTGTGAGCGCGAAGAAGACATGCTGAATCACTTCTTGGATATCATACAAGACGCTGACGCACTCAGCGGCTGGAACAGCGAGGGCTATGATATTCCTTACACTGTGAATCGTGTGACCCGTGTGCTTTCAAAAGACGACACTCGTAGATTCTGTTTATGGAATCAATATCCCAAAGGTCGTACCTTTGAACGCTTTGGCAATGAAAGTCAGACCTACGACTTGATTGGTCGTGTACACATGGACTATATGCAACTGTATAGGAAGTACACGTATGAAGAGCGGCACAGCTACAGTCTTGATGCCATACTGGAATACGAGGGTCTAGAGGGCAAGACCAAGTTTGAAGGCACATTAGATGCCCTGTACAATCAAAACTTCAAGAAGTTTATTGAGTACAACCGACAAGACGTCAATGGTCTGGCACAATTAGACAAGAAATTAAAGTTCTTGGACTTGGCCAATACCCTGGCACATGAGAACACAGTGTTGCTACAAACCACCATGGGTGCTGTGGCTGTGACCGAACAGGCCATCATCAATGAAGCACATGAACGTGGACTTGTGGTGCCCAATCGCAAAGAACGCTATAGTGATGAGGACACACAGGCCGCAGGTGCCTATGTGGCCTACCCCCGCAAAGGCATACACGAATATGTGGGTAGCATTGACATCAACAGTCTATACCCTAGTGCCATTCGAGCACTTAATATGGGACCCGAGACCATTGTAGGACAACTCAGACCCATCATGACCGAACGCTACATTGCAGACAAGATGCGATCTGGCAGTAGTTTTGCGGCTGCATGGGAAGGTGTATTTGGCAGTCTGGAATACACTGCTGTGATGGAACAAAAACCGGGCACAGAGATCACTATAGACTGGCAGGACGGTGAAGAGAGTGTACACAGTGCCGCTGATGTTTGGCGCATGATCTTTGACAGCAATCAGCCTTGGATGATCACTGCCAATGGCACAATCTTTACCTACGAGCGTGAAGCAGTTATTCCTGGTTTGCTCAAACGTTGGTATGCCGAACGAAAAGAAATGCAGGCCAAACTAAAAGAGTGCAAGAGTCCTGAAGATGAGGAATACTGGGACAAGCGTCAGTTGGTTAAAAAGATTAACTTGAACAGTTTATATGGTGCTATTTTGAATCCCGGCTGTAGATTCTTCGACAAACGCATTGGGCAATCCACAACACTGACCGGTCGTGCCATTGCCCGGCACATGGATGCTTATGTCAACGAATGTATCACCGGCACATATGATCATGTAGGCGAGGCAATCATCTACGGTGACACAGACTCGTGTTACTTCTCGGCCTATCCTGTGTTGAAGCCCGAAATCGAAGCTGGCCGTATGACTTGGAGCCGAGAAATGGCTGTGCAGTTGTACAACAGCATTGCGGATCAAGTCAATGAAAGTTTTCCCGGATTTATGGAACAGGCATTCCACGTGCCTCGCAACATGGGCGAAGTCATACGTGGTGGTCGTGAAATAGTTGCCAGCAAGGGTTTGTTCATAACCAAAAAGCGGTATGCTGTCATGTATTACGACAAAGAAAACAAGCGTGTGGACACACATGGTGAACCCGGCCGGGTCAAGGCCATGGGCCTGGATTTGAAGCGATCAGACACGCCCAAGGTCATCCAAGACTTCCTCAGTGAGATTCTCAACGATGTGCTAACAGGTAAGACTCGTGAAGAAGTCATTGAAAAGATCCGTGAGTTCAAATATCAGTTCAAAGAGCGGCCAGGTTGGGAGAAAGGATCGCCCAAGCGTGTGAACAACCTGACCAAGTATGCCAAGGAAGAAGAACGCCTGGGTCGAGCCAACATGCCTGGCCATGTGCGTGCAGCCATCAACTGGAACAATCTACGCAAGATGAACTCAGACAAGTATAGCATGCAGATCGTAGATGGCATGAAAACCATTGTGTGCAAGCTGAAATCCAATCCCCTGGGCTGGACCAGCATAGGTTATCCCACAGACGAAACCAACTTGCCTGCCTGGTTCAAAGAACTGCCCTTTGACGACACAGAAATGGAAGCCACTGTGGTAGATCAAAAGATCGACAACTTGTTGGGTGTGTTGGACTGGGATCTAGCTTCAGCTACCAACACAGAAAACACTTTTCAAACATTATTTGAGTGGTGATATGAAACTAAGTGTTCTAGTTAATTATCGTTGTCAACTTGACGCCATGTCGGCAGTTCCTATTGGGCAAACTGCCGACCAAGAAATAAAAAAAGTTACTCATTTAGTAGATACACAAAACATCCAATTAGCTGATTTTTCCCATATTTTGCAACAACAACGACAAGGCATACAACTGGCCTTTGACGCATTTGAAAAAGATTTGACTGAATTAAAGTCTCAACTTGCCCAATTGATAGCTGACAGCGAAAAACCTTGGTTCCAAGAAAGTTATAGATTATACGAAAAAGAGATGATCTATGAAACTACAGAATATATTCTAAATCGTCGTCCTGGAATAACCTCAGAAACTGAACAGTTTTATCGCACTCGCATAAGGAGATACAACAGCTGGCAACACCCAGCCATGATCATACGTCCGGGGCAAGAAACCTACATAAATGAACTGCTGGCATCAGACCCTTTGTATCTAGTTGATGAAAATCACGATCTGTTGGCACCAGCCATGAACCTGTTCAATGACCAATACCAAGGAAGATTAAGACCTTATACTATCAATGAACGACAAGATCACGAAATTTTAGCTAAATTACCCAATGGACAATTTGGCTTTGCACTTGCCTATAATTTTTTTAATTTTAGACCGTTTGAAGTGATTCGAAAATATTTGACTGAAATTTATCAAAAGCTCAGGCCCGGCGGTGTGCTGGCCTTGACCTTTAACGATTGCGATCGTGACAAGGGAGTAATCTTGGTTGAACAACATTTTTGTTGTTATACTCCTGGATATTTGGTACGCGAATTGGCTCAAAGTCTAGGATTTGAAATTGTATTTTCCTGGACTGATCAAGGGCCTACTACTTGGTTGGAACTACGCAAGCCCGGAGAGTTTCAAACACTAAGAGGTGGCCAGGCTCTGGCAAAAGTTATACCAAAATAGTTGCAAAATCTAAATAAACACTGTACAATTTAATCAAAGGAGATGCACATGAGAGATCATTTATTAGACTTAGTAGAACACACACACGACTTGGGCGTGATTGACCTGGTCAAAATTACCGGAGACGACAAAAGCACCGTGATCAACGGCCTGGCCGAAGATCGCAGTGTAGTAGTAGAAGGGGCATTTGCCGCGCCGGTGGCAGATTTTATTGGCAACTTTGGTATGCCTAATTTAAGCAAATTGAAGATCCTGTTAAATCTGCAAGAGTACAAAGAGAATGCACAGCTCGCCATCACAAGAAAAGACACTGGAGCACCAGATGGCATCAACTTTGAAAACAAGGCCGGTGACTTTAAAAACAACTACAGATTCATGGCCAGTGAAATTGTAAACGAGAAGCTAAAGACTGTAAAGTTCAAAGGGGTAAACTGGCACATTGAGTTTGTGCCAACCGTGGCTGCGATCCAGCGACTCAAGATGCAGGCACAGGCCAATGCTGAGGAAGTAAACTTTCAGGCCAAAACCGACGGCGGCGATTTGAAATTTTTCTTTGGTGATCACTCGACTCACGCAGGTAACTTTGTGTTTCATCCAGGGGTATCAGGAACACTCAAACGTTCATGGGCATGGCCTATCAAGACCGTGATTGGAATCCTTGATCTAACTGGTGACAAGACCTTTAAGATCAGTGACGATGGCGCGGCCATGATCACTGTGGATTCGGGTCTTGCTGTTTATAACTATATCCTACCAGCACAAAGCAAGTGATTATTGGCCATAAACCGTTGTCAGATCCAGACATACAGAAAACAATATTTGATTTTCTGAAGTGCATGGATCCGGCAACCGTGGCGATAGAAACTTGGTCTGGGCAAGATTATTTTGCTAGTTTTTTAAACTGGATACAGTCTAGCACAACGCAAAAATTACAAGGGCTTGATAGATTTGCTTGTCATGCTTACTGCGCAGGGACCTATGATGGCATACAAGCATTTATTCATAGACACGTAACCACGCGACGTGTAAGATTCAGCAGAGCTGAATTCGTAGGCTGCAAAATAATCTGTAACAATGCTACCGCCAATTGGTGTTATCTGGAAGATGCACCTTTAAAAACCGGGGATGCTGTTGTTTTGAGCGTGCCTTTTGCCGGCAACGGAGGATATCATCCCCACTATGAAATGTTTCTCAAGGAATGTTCAGATTTAGAAATTCCTGTGTTGTTGGACTTGGCTTATTTTGGAATCAGCACCGAAATGCATTTTGACCTTACACATTCGTGTATAACTGACTT